AGGACGTCAAGAGTATGCTATTCGCGCCGGGCGACCGTGGCCCACTCAAGCGGACGTTGAAAGAGGTCAACTGTCGCGAGTTGGGTCCGGTCGTCTGGCCCGCGTACGAGGCTACCTCGGTCGGCGTCAGGGCTCGAGCTGTCGCTAATGAGATCCTGGGCGACGCAACGCTGCGGCGCCACGTGATCAGTGAACTGGTGCGTGGCCTTGATGTTGAGAGCGCGCCTGCGGCGGAGCACGATGGCCCGTTCGGTCCGGACGGTCTTCCGGCTGCTGGCGACTACCGCGCGAAAGATCCGAAGAAGCCTTACGGGGACGTCGACTACGCCGATCCCGGATACCAGGCTGACGGCAAGAAGCGGTATCCGCTCGACACTAAGGATCATGTCGACGCTGCATGGTCCTACATCAACCAGGCCGACAATCAGAAGCCCTATACGGCGCAGCAGCTTGCTTCGATCAAGGGCAAGATCAAGTCGGCGGCGAAGAAGTTCGGTATTCAGATCTCTGAGGAGAAGGGTATCGAGATCGAAGATTTCCCGACGCGGGATGTTGCGCTCGCACTCCTGTATGGGGATAATGTCCGTGACGAAGAGCCCGATGGGCACCCGTCCGAGTCGCAGGATGACGCGCCGCTCACTGAGCACCCGTCAGACCCCGACACTCGCGACGCGCCGCCTGAGGACGTTCAAACGTCCGGCAGTGAGGCAGCAGTGATCGACGCGCCGCTCCTTGATGAGCACCCGTCAACTCGTAGTGAACTCGAACCGTCTGTGGTCAAGCGTGACGCCCGTGCGCGTGCGCTGTGGCTGGCGGAGATCATCAAGGGAAGTGCAAAATACGATGTCTGATATCGATCTGAGTGAGTACACTCATAAGCAGACGCTCCACCGCATGTCGGAGCTGAACGAGGAGATCTCGCGCCTCGGCGACAAGCAGGAGCTGTCCACCGAGGACGAGAAGAACTGGCACCGCTGGGTCGCCGAGGTCGAGGCCCTGGACGTGCACCGCAGGAAGCTCGAGCGTGATGCCGACCGCAACCGGATCGCGGCCATTCAGGTCAGCGTGGCCGAGCGGCAGCAGGCCCGTCAGCCCTCCGGTGCGATCCGGTCGGTGTCCGGCGTTTCCGGCGGCGGTTCGCGCTCGTACGACTCCGACCCGCTCGGCGAGCAGGACAGTGTCGAAGAGCGCCGGTTCCGTGACCCGTGGGACCTCTCCGAGGTTCGCATCGGGTGGCGTGACGAGCGCCAGGTCGGCGACGAACTGCGCTCGCGTGCCCTCTCGGCAATCGAGCGGATGCAGGGAGCGAACGACGAGGTTCGCAAGCACGCGACCTACATCATCGAGAACTTCGATGACAAGCACGGCACGATCGCCCGGCAGGCGCTCCTCACGTCCCACCCGGACTACCTTCGGGCGTTCGCTAAGGCGGCTGTCGGTCGCAAGGAACTGTGGACCCCGGCGGAGCAGCAGGCCGTCACCCGTGCCATGTCCCTCACGGACGCGGACGGCGGTTACCTGGTGCCGTTCCAGCTCGACCCGACTGTGATCCAGACCTCTGCGGGCAACCTCAACGAGATCCGGCAGATCGCACGTCAGGTCGTCGCCACCGGTGACATCTGGCACGGCGTGTCGGCGGCCAACGTGTCGTGGTCGTACGCGGCCGAAGGTGCCGAAGCGTCGGACAACGCTCCGCCGTTCGCTCAGCCCACCGTGGCGATCAGCAAGGCTCAGGGGTTCGTGCCGATCTCGATCGAAGCTCTCCAGGACGAGCAGAACGTGACGCAGGCTGTTGCGTCCCTCCTCGCCGCCGGACGTGACGACCTGGAAGCGGCGAAGTTCATCCTGGGCACCGGCACCGGTGAGCCGAACGGTATCGTCCACGCACTGACCACGAGCCCCGTCACCGGCGGGATCGTGAACAGTGCCACGGCGGACACGTTCACCGATCAGGACATCTTCAACGTCGACGGCGCGCTTCCGGCCCGCTTCCGGCGCAACGCGTCCTGGCTCGCGCACCGTGTGACGTACAACACCGTGCGAGGATTCGACACTGCGCGTGGTGGTACGTTCTGGACCGACCTGAACGGCGACGTCCCGGCGCAGCTCATCGGCCGTGGCGCCTATGAGGCCGAGTCGATGGACTCGACCGCTTCGGGCACGGGCACTGAGAACTACCTGATGGTGTACGGAGACTTCAACAACTACGTCATCGCCGACCGGATCGGCATGACCGTTGAGTTCATCCCGCACCTCCTGGACGTGGCGAACAACCGGCCCAACGGTACGCGCGGCTGGTATGCCTACTTCCGCAACGGCGCCGACGTGGTCAACAAGAACGCCTTCCGCGTTCTCGACGTGACCTGATCCTAGGTCATGAAGCCGTGGGGCAGTCAGGGCTAACAAAGCTCTGACTGCCCCCGGCCCACGTGAGGAGGAGTGTGCTTTTACATGACGGCAACTGAAGACCTCCTAGCCGCCGTCGCCAGTCTTGGCGACACGATGCTGGCCGTGGAGAAGCAGCGCAAGCTGAGGGACGACTACAGGAACCAGGCGCAGACCTTTCAGCAGCAGGCGCAGACCGCCGATACGGCACTGCAAGCCATGCTGCCCGCTGCTAAGGCACAGTTTCAAGATCTCGCGGTGAAGATCAACGCCGTCTTCCCGCCCGGCACGTAAGGAATAGCAAATGGCTTACAACAAGGACAAGGGCTTCCCTCCGAAGGTCGCGCTCAAGTCATTCGTGGCCTGGGTGGAGCACGAGGGAGTGCAGCGGGTTATGCACATGCGGCGCGGTGACATCATCACCGACCCGAACGATCCCCGCTACAAGGGCCGTGAGGTTCTGTTCGGTGAGGTCGAGGGCAAGCCGCTGCCTGCCTCTGTGGACATGTCGGCCCCGGTCGTGGAGTCGGCGACTGCTGCGCCCGGTGAGGTGCGTGCATCCGTGAACGTGGCCGGAGACGGCGGAGCGAGTCAGGGGGCGTAACACGCCATGACTAACACGCAGGTGCAGGTCAGTCCCAATGTGCGCGCAGTGACGGCCTATGCGTCTGCGGCGCGCACTGCGACACCGAACACTGTTGAACTCGGCCTGATCGAGGGGTCGTTTCGCGAGCATGCCTTTTTCGTGTTCGATATCACTGCGGTCACGTCGACTCCGTCCCTGACGTTCAAGGTCGAAGGTGTCGACAGGGTGAGCGGCAAGACCTGGACGATCCTCACGGGCGCGGCCGAGGCGGCTGTCGCGACGAGGGTCTACAGGGTGAGTCCGTCTCTGGCGGCGTCGGCTAACGCGGTCGCCCAGGACGTCCTTCCACCGTTCATCCGGATTACCGTGACGCACGGCAACGCGAACTCGGCTACCTACTCCCTGGCCGTCTACTTCTCGTAAGGAGGCTGCTATGGCTCTCGGCAACTCTTACGTCTCCCTCGAGGAGATGAAAGAATACCTTGGGCTCGCGGATCAGAGCTCAACGATTTACGACGGCGTCTTGCAGGGCGCGATCGATGCGGCGTCAAGAGCCATCAACGAGCGTTGTGGTAGACAGTTCAATAAGGCCACCACGCTGAGCGAGCGCAGGTTCAGGCCCCTGAACGTCAACCGTGTCTATGTCGATGACTTCTACTCCCTGGACGGATTGGAAGTATCGGTGGACCTTTCCGGCACGGGCAACTACGGGCCGGTCTGGACGTCGCAGGAATATGAACTAGGACCATACGAGGACGGCGTGAAGAACGGCGTGCCCGGCTGGCCCTGGTGGCGCATAGATACGGCTATGTTGAAGTTCTTTGCCTATCCGTATCTGCCGGGCCGTAAGAACCGTGTGAAAGTGAATGCCCTATGGGGATGGGCTGAGGTTCCCTCCCCCGTCATCCAGGCGTGCAGACAGCATGTCTCAGAGATCTACAACATCAAGGATGCGCCATTCGGCATTCAGGGATTCGGTGACATGGGATATGCGCGCATCAAAGACAACTCGGTGACGGCTCGGCTCCTGCGTGACTACGTCCTTGACAGCGGATGCGCATCGGTGGGGGTGGGCGGATGAGCGCAACTCTGGGTGATGTCCGCAAGGGCTTCAAGAACACGCTCATGGATGCCCTTCCTGGCATCTTCGTGTACGACACGATCCAGGGTGTAACACAGGTTCCTGCGATCGTTGTCGAACCTGATGTTGCAGACCTGATCAAACCAGCCCCCGGAACGGATCAAGACTGGAAGTTCAACCTGTATGTTCTGGTTGCGTTTGCTCAACCCGATCAGCGACAGGATCAGCTTGATGCGATGTTGTCGGGGGTTGGCGATAAGTCGATTACGAAGCTCTTGCAGGCTGACCCCTCCTTGGGCGTGAACGAGGGTGTTCGTGCGGTGGCTGCTCAGATCGGCGGCTACGGTGGTCAGTGGAAGACGCTCCAGATACCGCACATCGGCGCGTGGATACGCGTCCATGTGTACATCGACAACAGTAGCTAGAAGGAATGAGGTGTAATCATGTCCACCACAGTCACGACCAGCGTCCTGAGTTCTCAGACCGGCGCGGCTCCGACTTTCCAGGCGGCTGCTACGTCGAACGTCTGCGAGTGCCCGTCAGTCGGCCAGAAGAACGTCATGGTGATCTTCCGGAACACTAACGCTGCGACGAGGGTGATCACTGTCGTCTTCCCGGGCAACACGTCCTACGGGTCGGCCAATCCGGATCCCACCGTCACGATTGCTGCGACGACCGGAGAGAACTGGTTCCCCGTGGACCCCGCCCAGCTCAACACGAGCGGCCAGGCCGAGTTCCAGGTCGACAACATCGCGGGCGTCACAGTAGCCTGCGTGAAGATCGGGTGAGTCCAGTGGCGAACGATGAAGACTTCCCGGTTCTCACCGAGGAGGAGCGCGAAGCGCTCAGAGTGCAAGCCATTCTCGACGGCATGGCGCCGAACACGCGTCGCCACTGGATTGAGAAGCTGGCACGCGAAGCACGGGCAACGGCCGAGGCGGAAAAGTCCCCGGCGGTCGTGGATCAGAAGGCCGATTCTGCGGCCGTGAACGAGGAAGGTAAGTGACATGGCTAAGCTGATTCTCATCAACCCGGCCGTTTGGGTGAACCTCGTCAACCTGTCAGACCACTGCAATAAGGCAGAGGTCAACTTCGAAAAGAACATGGTTGACACGTCGGCTTTCGGAAGCACCGGCGCGGAAGAGCAGGCGGGGCTCGACAAGAGCCAGATCAAGCTGACGTTCCAGCAGGACTTCGCCGCGTCGAGTGTCGACGCCACGCTGTTCCCGCTCTGGAGCAACAGCTCCGAGTTCAACGTCGCGGTTCGTGGCGTGAACGCGTCGGTGTCGGCTACGAATCCGGAGTACTGGGCGGTTTGCAAGCTGTTTTCCTACACGCCGATCTCGGGCAAGCATGGTGAGTCGTCTGAGATCGATCTAACCTTCCCGGTTCAGCGTGCGACGGGTGCTCGTGACGTGACCTCTCCTGGTGATGGGTCCGGGGCTGCGTGATCTGACATGGTCGCTGAGATTCGCGTAGTGCCAAGCGAGGCGTTCGCACGTGTCGCTGCTGCATTGAAGGATATTGACGAGAAAATGGTCAGTAACTTCCGCGAGGACATGCGGCGCGAAGTGGAGCCCTTCGTCTTGGAGGCGGAGCGCAACATAATCGACATGCCGGTGAAGCCGGGTAACCGTGCCGGTTTCGGCGCTCTACGTAGAGCCATTGCGGCTGGTGTGACGACCCGTGTTGATCTGGTGAACAATGCGGGTGTTCGTATCCTGACGCATGAGCCCAAACCGGGTGCCGCTATCATCCCACGTGGTTTCGACCGTGCTGAGGGATGGCGGCACCCGGTCTTCGGCAGGCGCACGTGGGTGCGACAGGTGCCGATCAAGCCCGGATGGTTCGTGGAGACGTTCAGGGACGCCAAAGAGCCGATAGAGCAAGGGCTTTTGCATGTCCTAGACAGGGCTGCAAAACAGGTCGGCGCAGCAGGTGACGGATTCGTTTCTAGCTGACCCTTCATAGACTGGGCCGGTCCACAGTTCGCGGGTGCTGTGGACCGACCCTGCTCGACCCGCAAAACCCGCAACCTAACAGGGAGAGTATCAACAATGGCTAAGCTGACTTCAGCCGCACAGCTTTTTGACATCAAAGACGAGGTCTTCAAGGAAGTCGAAGTGCCCGAATGGGTGATCGACGGAGAGCCCGTGACCGTCACGCTCAAGGCCCTGTCGGGCATCGATCGTGATCAGTTCGAGTCTTCCGCCGTGTCGATCAACCCGAGGACCGGCAAGCCGGAACCGAATGTTGCGAACCTCCGCGCCCGGCTCCTTGCTCTCTGCATCGTGAACGATGACGGCGTGCCGATATTCAAGGGTGACGCGAACGCCCTGAAACTGGGCATGAAGAGCGCTAAGGCGATTGATCGTCTCTTCACGATCGCCGCCGAACTGTCCGGTGTCGACCTGATGGGCGTGAAGTCTCAGGCCGAGGATTTCGGCGACGACCAGAGCGATTCTTCTACCACAGACTGACACTCGCTCTGGGCTACCGTTCCGTTCGGGAAATGCTCAGTTGTCTGAGTTCACGTGAGATCACTGATTGGCGTGTGTACGAACGGTTTTACGGTCCAGTCGGTCCCATGTACGAGCAGGACGCCTTGAGGCTGATAGCGCAGGCGCTCGGTGTCGAGGGGTTCCCGGCTCCTGGCGAGTGGTTGCGTGAGCGCGAGCCGATCAACGGCGAGGATTGGATGAGGTGAGATGCCCATGGGGAGCACCATTACGTCGCTGGGTTTTGCGATCTTCTCGAAGTATGACGGTAGTGGTGTTT